TTAATCCTCCTACAATGATAGAATGTATTCCCACATTTGTTCTGATTGCAATGGTTACTATCTTCTTTTTGCTTGTTTTCTCATCAGGATGTGTCTCTCCCGATGCCGTTAAGACAGAAATCCAGGGTATTAAAAACGATTTCGGACGACTTGAGAAGATTGTTGAGCAAAAGGCCGATAATAATGTCGTTGCAGAACAGATAGAAGAAATTAACAATTGTATCGAACAAACAACACAGGTAGCCGAAGACCTATCGATTTGGAGAAAAGACGTAGAAGCTGGGGTAATCAACTATGGTGGGGCAGGCTGGGTTGTGGTAGGAACCGGCGTAATGGCCATCATTTTCGTTGGGGCAGGATTATTGCTCATAAGAGCGTTTATGAGACGAGGAACACTATTGACACTGGTAACATGCGCTATCCAGAAAATAGGGAAATCCTCTCCTGAAACCGCCAAAGCCCTCAAGAAACAGCTAAAGAAAGAAGTAGCTGGCGGAAAATTCCGGGAGGAAGATAGGCAAAAACTTGGAAGTTTTGCCAGAAAAATGGGTACTTTTTTAGAACAAAATGACCATTCTGAGGTATAACAAGGTATGCCAACGTACGAATATGAATGTAGCGAATGTGGACACACATTTGAAGCTTTCCATGCCATGTCGGCAGAACCTCTGGTAGAATGTCCAGAGTGCGGACAGCCTAAACTTAAGAAATTGATTGGTATGGGAGCAGCAGCAATCGTTAGAGGTACAAAAACCCCATGCACTGGACGGCGTGGAAATTCACCCAAAAAACAAAAGATGTCTCCAAAGGGTAAGGATAAGTTGGGGGAAGGCAAGAATAAGTCGCCCAGACCTTGGTGGAGAGATGGACCGATTAATCCGAAAATCCTAGATAAACCGGATAAGTACATAGCTGAAGGCGAGGTGTAGCAATGGATAGGTCGAAGATTACCACGAGTAAGGTAGAACCCGGTGATCGAGAATTGAAGGGATTACAAGATCGTGGTAAGATGATTTTGTCGTGTTCAAGTTGCGGAGAAACCCTGTTATGTCTACAGCTAATCGGGACTAGGGATGATGAAGCCACTTCTGTTGTCACAAAAGTTGCGGTAAAGTGTGGATTTTGCAACGGCTATTCCGACATCAAGGAAGTGACAGGGCGATTTAGTCCAGGGGCGATCAGTGACAATATGGCCATAGACGTGCTTAGCCATGAAGCCGATTCTCCAGAAGCAGATGTCCTATTTCGAGCGTGGAGAAAATAAAATGATAGCAGTAGATGAGCATGGAACACCCCACAGTGTGCAGGACACCAATAAGCCAACATTCAAGACTTATGCCAAACAGCGTGGCGAAAGACATATGGTGCTGGCCTCCAGCGATGGAGATTTGTTTGACCCGATGAATAGTGGCCACAATGTTCATCAACGCGATAGTGAACGGGGTGGCTTGTTTTGGAAACTCAGGAAATGCAGTAAGGAATGCTACGACCAGTACACCGCTTTTCTGCGTAGCAAGAACCGGACACCGTTGATGATGGCACAGAGGAGATTTCGCAATGACTTTTGATGAATTCAGAATAGACTTTATGGATTTTCTAAGCAGCGCCAATGTTAATTTGGGCAGGTTGAACTCCAAGACTCGCGAACGGTTTCTTGAACAGGCTAATGGTAAGTTTGAGGAATTAGTGGCCAGTCTCGAAGAACCTAGCGAAGAACCAAAAACAACTGAGAACCTGAAGGGTAGAGTTCTGTGCATCAAGCCTACAGACAGTCGTCGTGCTTTGGATATCGGTAAAGGCGTTAAGGGTATGACAGCTTCGGAATCAGCAAGAGCAGATGAACAATTGAATCGCTCTCCATTCCAAAAGAGAACCAAAGGTAAGAAAAATGCCTGAGACAATCAATGATACCAGCATAGCATTCGGCGTTACTCCGAATACGCCAGCCGTACGGTTTATTGCTTCATTGTCTGATGGTCGAACTGTCATACAAGATGACAGACCCAATCACCGACATGCATGGGCTAGACTGGCCGAATGGATGAGGGCTAATCCGGATATTTCTATTACCGGGATTCGCTTGCAGGGTCCTAATGGCATGGAAGTGAAAACGCCACCAAACAAAGATGGATATTTCTTCGGATACAAGACTACCGCAGTGTGGGGTGCTTCGCAACACAATTACACGGGCGTAGGCTATTATGATGGCCATGAAGTTCACATAGTTTGGTATCAGCAACCCAAGTTTGACAAAGCTTTTACCGAAAAAAAGACAGTGACAAAAGCTGGCTTCTTCCTGATCCAGAATCCATAAATGGCAAGACGACACCAACCACGAGACGAAAAACACCCATTTGAATCTCCCACAACACCAGGAGAGTATGTTGCTTTTCGTAACCTTATTATTGAACTAGTATGTACTAATGTCAACCCCAAGATAGGGCCACGTTTCTGGGAAGACCCGAAATATTGGGCACCAAAATACAAGAGGGAAGTACGAGGTGTTGCCAATTTGGGTAAACAGATTGACACAACCGATCCCATTGTCCAGCGAGCGTTGATAGATACTATCGTGAAATATCGAATTAAAGCTTTGGTGGCCAAAAAGACAGTAGAGAAAGTCATCAAATTGACGAATAGACGTATAAAAGAAATCACTACGCGAAGAGAGGCATCATCTTCAAGGCCAGCAGCGACACAAGTAGATGTTCCGAAGAACTCGACTTTCGTTGATACCGGCGAAGACAGTATTTTGGCTAAGATCAAAAGGATTGAAAATGGCTCGAAAAAAGGCTGATACCAAAAACGAATCTTTGGACGACTTTTTGATCCGTACGCATGGGAAGGGGATTATAGCTACAGCCGCAGACGCACTAGCTCCGAGGTCCAGAAGTGTGCTCAATACGCCACTATCTCTCGACATATCATTAAATGGTGGTATCCCCGACGGCACGATATGTTTGGTAACAGGCAAGCCTAAAGCTGGCAAGACAACCTTGTGTCTCGAACTACTACGTAATGCCCAACTGCTCGACAGACCAACATTCTATGTGAACATAGAAAGAAGATGTACGCCCGAACTGCTTTCAACGATACAGGGACTTGACCCTGCCAGATTACAGGTTATTCCCCATCAGGTGGACAAGCCCCTAACGGCAGAAGATTACCTGAACATAATCGAGCGAATTGCAAAGACCCAGAAAAGGGCAGTAGTGGTTATTGACAGCATCGCAGCCCTATCGACGATAGCCGAACAGGATGAGCTAATCGGATCAAGCAAGGATATGGCTGGACCAGCAAAACTTCTATCCTCATTTTTCCGTCGTGCACAGCAAGTTATTGATACCAATGATGTCATCCTTATCTTTATCTCGCAAATGATTAGCAACCGGGAACGTATTGGTCCCAAATACGTAGAGAAGGGTGGACTGGCTATTCAATATGCTTGTTCTGTCTGGCTTAAGGTAACCTGGGCACAGCAATGGGAAAAGAACCAGGAGACTAACGCTCCTGATGGCCACGATATGCATATTACCGTACAATCATCGGCAATGGGTAAGCCATTCCGTCCGTGTATTCTGCCTCTGAGATACGGTATTGGAATTGATGTTGTTAAGGATGTAGTGACAACAGCGGAGAATCTAGGGCTCATAGAGAAAGCTGGTGCATGGTATTCTATACCCATGTTCTCAGAGAACGATGATACTCCAAAGTTCCAGGGTCTTGCCAGGCTGTCCAATTTCCTCAAGGAAAACCCGGATAAGTTTAAGCGGCTAGAGACAGCGATAAGAGATATAGTGTTACCGAAAGATACCCCAGATGAGTAGCGTACAGGAACAACTCAGATGGTTGCCCATTACACCCATTATTACGGAATGTGTAACCGACATGTGCCTCGTGAAAGAAGCATATCAATATGGCAACGACACTAGTCCTGACCCGAGTACCAAGAATGGGGCAATCTTGACAGATAAGCACGGTCAAACACTAGCATATTCTGCCAACAGGTTCGCGAGAGGATTGGCTGAGACTCAGTCCAGGCTGAATGATAGAAAGATCAAGTATCAAATGGTTGTTCATGCTGAAAATGGAGCAGTATTCAATGCGGCCAGACATGGAATAAATACCAAAGGGACGGTTCTATATTGTCCGTTTTACGCTTGTGCCGAATGTGCTAAGGCCATAATACAGTCGGGGATAAAGAAAGTGGTTGGACATGCACAGATGATGATACTGGCCTCTTCTCATACGCAGTGGGTAGAGGCTGTGATGATGGGCTGGAGTATGTTGCATGAAGCTGGGGTTAGCTGTGTGTTGTTCGATGGTGTGATTGACGTGACTGCAAGGTTCAATTACGAGGATGTTAATCTATAGGTGGACATTAAGCTTTTAAACGGGAATACTGTCAGGTTAGTTTTGGCGAGATATCGTCGCAAAGTTGGTGGCCGGTCTAAGTCGAAGTTTCAGCATTCAGTCGGAGATCAGCTAGCGGTAGATTACCCACACGACAATATATACGAAGAAGTCTTTATTCCTGGAGAGAGATTCTTCCTAGACTTCTTTATCCCGTCGATTAGCCTAGTGGTGGAATGTCATGGGAAACAACATGTTGAACATATTAGGCATTTCCATAAAACCAAGACAGAGTTTCATCGTCAACTGGATACGGACCAGCGGAAACGCGACTGGTGTACTCTAAATGGTTTCAGGTTCCTAGAGATTTACGATGAATAGTCTAACAGACGAAAAAACGAACTACCTGGAGCAAATGAACAGATGGATTAAGGCATTGGGGTTGCCCCAGTACCAGCCATCGAACGATGAAATAGAACTAATCCTGGAGTTTACCAGGGATGCACTAAGAGAACGTTCCTGCGTACAACTATCGGAAGATTCTGCTATCCTAATGCAATATGCATTGTTTATGCAGCAGAAAGCCAACGAGTGCCAGTCTTTCCTCAGATGGGCTGGTCAAGCGATAAATAGGTTGTCTGAAAACGACAAATATAAGGTTAAGCAATGGGTTAGGAAAGCAGAATTGAGATTGGAACGTATACAATATTTGGCTCGTAGGATTGAGTTGATCTCGCAGAGCATCAGTAGCTTGGTTAGGGCCAGATACAACGAAGGGAGAAACGGATGAGCCCACTGGATTACATAAAAGAAGGCATAGTTGAGGGCAACTGGGATACAGTTTGCGAAGGCTATGAAAAACTAACCGGAGAAAGTTTGGCTCCTCCTGCTGAATGTGATGCACAGAAAGCTATATTGCGGATCAAAGACATCATATCGGCAACTATCGGTTGGGAGGTCGCCCCAGAACCATCTAAGCCAGCGACGAAGAAAAGGAAGAAGACAACCAAGCGAAAGAGCACTAAGAAGGATGTCTCGGAGACCGACGAAGATGATATCGTGAATCTCAGCGAAGACAAAAGGACCAGTGTTCAGCCGGTTGTTGGAACAACGCAATTTATCACAAATGAGCCAGACCCAGACGAGGTAACCGTGAACCTTCAAAAGGCTAAAAAGGCCAGGATGAAAAAGAGACCAAAAGCCAGAGCCGCCAAAACTTACAATGTCGAATGCAACGAGTGCGGGTGTTCCTTCGAGTCAAATCGTCCTAGCGGAGAAATGGGGCAAAAGTGCTCCGAGTGCCTAAGTGCAAAAAAGAGTAGATTTGGATAATGCCCAATAAGACCGATGCCATCTTGCAAGATTCTGGTATGGAAAGAGCAATCCTTGCCGGGATTACTACGCACGGAGCAGAATGTTTCTTCGCCGTAGAAGACATAATAGGGGCTGGTGATTTCTATTGGACATATAACCAGGAGTTATTCAATATACTATCTCACCTGGTCCACAATGACGATACCAAGGTTTTCGATATACCTAGTATACAGGCTGCGGCTAAGATGCTGGGGTATCAAGATTTTACAAGTGGTGGTCAACATAGCGAATATCTCGAAGTAATAATCGAAGAAGTAGGTTCGCCAAGGGATAACGTAATATCATTAGTCGCTGCTATCTACAAGCTTTCTCTGGCTCGTAGGGGCTATAGAGCAGCTACCGCGATACAGAAGGGTCTGAAGCAAGTTACCGGTGCGGAAGATATCGGGGAAATTATAGAGAAGATAGAGGAACCAGTATTTGAATTTACCGCAAAGGTTACCTCGAATGATACTGGCATTGTCTCACTTGGTAAGCGATTCGAGAAGGTCATGACCACCCTGTCAGAAACACCACAAGATATGGTTGGGCTGCCTACTGGATTCCCCTTTTGGGATGAGGCTATCGGCGGTGGTTTGCGACCCGGTACGGTTAATGTCATAGGCGCGAGAGCCAAGATTGGAAAATCGTTCATTTGTCTAAACATGGCAAGGAATGTTGCAGAAAACGGGATTCCAGTACTATATCTCGACACCGAATTAACTAGCGACGTGCAGTTGCATAGGTTAACATCATTAGTTTCCGGCGTAGAACTGAATCATGTAGAAACGGGTAAATTCTGTAGCAACAAGCACGAGTCAGAGGCCCTGTGGAATTGCAAAGAACAGATAGAAGGCTTGCCAATTGATCATTTCTCTGTTGCTGGCTTGCCTCCACACGCAATTATGTCAATAGCAAGAAGATGGCTGTCAAAAACCGTGGGATTTACGAGCAGTGGTTCTGCTAATCCATGTCTTATCATTTATGATTATATTAAACTGATGGACGTTAGCGGCCTGAAAAAGGGTGTGCAAGAATATCAACTGCTCGGATTCCTGATAACCGAATTGCACAACTTTGCCGTTAAATTTAGTCTACCTATTTTGGCAACGGTACAACTAAACAGAGATGGAGTCGGCAAAGAGGGATCAGACGTGATATCGGGGTCCGATCGCATAGGGTGGCTGTGTTCAAGTTTCAGTATCCTAAAAAAGAAAACGTCATCTGAATTTACAGAAGACCCACCAGCAAATGGCCGGAAGAAACTCGTGGTAACCGATACCAGATTTGGCCCAGGAATGGAGAGTGGCGAATACGTGAATATCGTAGACAAACTGGAAGTGGGACAGTTTGCGGAAGGCAAATCATTTTCGGCAGCAGTAAAGGCTACTGTGGAGCATCAAGCTAATGAAGCGGTTTAGCCCTGCGGATGTCGCATTTATACAGGACAGAGCCTGTGATCGGGTCACCGAGATATTCGATGCCCTTGGCATTGATTACAACGACCGTCACGACTACCTCCAGGCAGCATGTCCAGTTCACGATGGAGACAACGATAGGGCGATGTTCTGGGCACTGCGATCCAACCATTGGCAGTGTAAAACTAGGAATTGTCACACTGACCCTATCACTGGTCCGTCTAGCAGTATTTTCGGCTTGATCAGGGGTACAATGAGTCGTAAAACAGAAACGGATTGGAGTTTCCAAAGAGCAGTCCATTTTGCCGCACAAGTTCTAGGGCTTGAAAACTGTGATCTGGATAGTGGTACGGCACAGGATATCGAGATAGCGAAAATAGTGAAAAACCATCGCAGGAAACAGGCTTCTGAATCCCGTGGGGAAACACCCTTGGCCGAAGTGGTACTCCACCTGAAGCCCGACCAAGTATATTATCCCAACAGAGGTGTATCTCCTGAGATAATCGCGAAATATCATATTTCATTTTGCAATACTTCTGGCAAGCCAATGTACAAGAGAGCGTTCTTCCCGATCCTGGATAGTACCGGACGGTATGTAATGGGATGGTCCGGTAGAAGTATCTATGATAAGTGTCCTAAATGCACGATGCATCACCATCCGGAAAGAACAGATTGTCCAGACGAACAATATCGCGGCATATATACGAAATGGAAACACTCAAAGAACATGCGAAGCGAATTGTGTCTATACAACATATGGTACGCAAAATCATTCATCAGTAAGACTGGCACAGCCATAGTGTGTGAAGGGCCTGGAGATGTTTGGGCATGTGAAGCTGCTGGTATCAGGAATAGTGTTGCTATACTGGGACTTGGTCTATCTCGGCAACAAAGACTATTGCTACAAAATGCCGGTGCCTTGACGTTGGTATGTATTTTTGATAATGATTCTGCTGGAAAACAAGCAGTGGAGAAGATAACGAGAGATTTCAGTCACTATTTTAGGATTTTCTGTGTAACGCCAGATGCTACGAAAGATATCGGAGAGATGTTGCCTAGCGATATTGTTGACAAACTGGGTCCGGTTCTTGAGCAGGCATCTAGGGCGAAAATGCTTTCGGACGAGTACGTGGCAGGAGGATAATTGTGGCAGACGGAAAACCGACTAATCCAAAGGATAGAGCAGCAACTACTAGACTCGATCTGAGTTTGTTCCCAGATACAGCGGTTGCATATGGTGCGCTAGCAATGACCGAGGGTGATTTAAAATACGGTGGGTTCAACTATAGAAATGCTGGGGTAATGGCGTCTGTTTATTGCGCAGCAGCCAAAAGGCATTTGGCCAAATGGTACAATGGAGAATGGGCCGACGAGAAGACCAATATCCCACATCTAGCAAGTGCTATGGCATGTATCGCCGTCATAATTGACGCGATAGAATGCAACAAACTTAATGATGATCGTCCTCCGGTATGCGATGTTGCTGGATTGTTGGCGAAGATGGAAGATCACGTTTCTCATCTTCAGGGAATATTCCCAGATGGACCACCGAGACACACCGAACTAGACAGTAAGCCCGACGACAAAGGATAACACCTATGCGAGTTGTAAAAGGCAGTGCGAGTGCCGTTAACCTATATACACATTGTCCCTTCGCATATTTCGCAAGGTATATCTTGGGAATAGATTCTGGCACCGGAAAATCGGCTTTGCAGGGCAAGATAGTCCACCTGGCGTTAGAATGGATGTCTAGGTTGAAAAAGCATGGCAAAACGGATGTTGACCCCATGTGGTTGCTGAACAGGGCTTGGGATGAGTTAGCAGATAGTTGTCATGGAATCGAACTACGCAAGGTAACAACCAGGATAGACAAAGAAACAGGCGAGTTCAAAGAAGCAGCAGACTTCAAAAAATGCAGAATCGCCATGGAGACGATATTGGGTGATCCATTTTACAACCCATATGGGCTAAATGTCTTGGATATCGAAAAGTGGTTCGAGATAGAGCTACCAGGGGAAGAATGGCAATGTCAGGACCAGGATGGCAACTTGCATCAGTTTACAGTGCGTGGCCTAATTGATGCTGTTAACGAGATTGATAAAGATACCCTAGAGATTATCGACTGGAAGACTGGCAATAGAAAAGATTTTTATACACAGACTCCTATCGACGAAGAAGCATTAACGAGGGAGGTTCAGCCGAGGCTATATCATCTGGCTGCATACTTCATGTATCCTCGATACAAGAATATACTGATTACCTTTTATTACGCCAACGATGGTGGACCAATTACAATTTCGTTGTCTCAGGATGACATAGCGGTAACAATAGCATCTCTATACGGTTTCTTTTCTACCATAAGTAAGGATACCCTCATCCGTCGAAACAGAAGATGGACATGCAGAATGTGTCGTCTAAGCAAAGGGGATATGTGTAGTAAGATATGGAGTGATCTACACACATTGGGTGGAGAGTATGTCCACGATCGTTACGGCGGCAAAACTTGTCAGGAGATAATCGGTGACTGATAACAACACGAAAACATATGTGCCCCTTCACCTACACTCATACTACAGCTTGCTGGACGGTCTATCTTCTCCGAAAGATATCGTAGACAGATGTATTGAATTGGGAATACCAGCTTGCGCAATTTCAGATCACGGAAATATTGCAGGTATGAAAAGTTTCTATGATGCTGCGAAGAAAAGGGGTATTAAGCCCATTATTGGTGTCGAGCTATATGTCAGCGAACAGCACGCTAGCATACAAAAGGCATCTAATACCAGGAGAAATCACCTAATAGTTTTGGCTAAAAATGATCAGGGCATCAAAGACCTGATGGCTCTAGTCAGCGAATCAAATAGGCCAGATTATTTTTACCACAAGCCTCGCATCCATCTAGAAGGGATTAGACCCTTCGCTGCTGGCGGCAATCTGATATTCTTGACAGCATGTATTGCTGGCGAGTTGCCGAGATCATTGTTCACTGATCTTAAGGCAGCCATAATGGCAGGGAGGAGTGATGGTCCGGATGGTGCCAGAAAACACCTTAAGCCAGACTGGGAAGAAGTAGGCAAAGCCATTATCAAAAAACACCTTGAGATATTCGGTGATGGCAACTACTATCTGGAACTACAAGATGAAGGTATGGCGATACAGGGTGTTGCGGTAGATTGCCTCAGACGTCTCAGTAAAATCACAGGAGTTCCGACGGTTGCAACTATAGATGCGCATTACTGTCGACCAGAAGATGCTGAGGACCAAAGATTACTACTTTATGCACAACTACATACGACCAAAGAAGACCAGGACCGCAGGTTGCAGCAGACTGGCGATGTGATGGATTTCATGGTATCGGACAGATACTATATTCCGTCATACGAAGAGATGTTGGAACACTTCACGGCCAAAGAACTCCAGACCACAGTTGATATTGCCGATCAGATAGAATATTCATCGCTAGGACATAACCCATATCTCCCAGTTTTTGTCAATGACGAATCCAAAGAATTGGGGCTTGATTCTGACGGCTATCTCAAGCATCTGTGTGTCGAAGGTGCTAAGACTAAGCTGGCTCACCTTGATCCAGAGCATAAGCGAACCTATTGGAGCCGCCTACAGAGAGAATTAATCGTAATCGCAGAAGCAAAATTGGCAGACTATTTCCTTATCGTATGGGATGCTTGTTGTTTCATAGATCAAAAGAACGGTCCCAGAGGCAAAGGACGTGGATCAGGAGCCGGATCATTAGTCAATTATCTAACGGGCATCACTGGCATTGACCCGATTCAATACGGCCTATACTTCGAAAGATTCTACAACGTAAGTCGCAACATACCCCCACACTTTGATGTCGGGCAACAGAACTTTATGTCGTGGATGTCTGAAAATTTCGAGATGTTCCATACGAGAGACATATCTGCCGAACGCAAAGAGGTATCTGCACACTGTGCTAGGAGAATAAAGCGGCGACAAGTCGAGTTCACAGATGCAATGAGAGAAGAAGTAGAATGGATTGATAAATACAATCCCCGGATGTGGATGTATATGCTGGACATGATCAAGGAGAAACCTGCGAAAAACCCTGCCAATTCGCATTTGGCATACGGTTTGGGGATAACGATAGTCGAGCGTGACGAACTGGACATCGGTCGCAAGGTCAAAACCCACAGTAGTCATATCAGCTTACCGGATATAGATACCGATATCGGTAAGATGTTCAGAAGCGAAGTCATTGCCTATCTAAAGGAAAGATGGGGAGATGAATACGTAGCCCAAATGATTACTTTCAATAGGTTACAAGGTAAAGCTGCACTTAAAGAGGTATTCAGGGCAAACCCCGATACCGTTAGACAGCTAATGAAGGTTAAAGCGGTGAAGGAAGGAAAGAATCCTGATGACATCAATATAACGCCACACGACCTATGTAACGAGATTACGAGGCACATACCGGATGAGGCTGCTATCTCTGATGAATTGAACCAAATAAGGGCAGAACATGGTGATGATTATGGTATATTACAGTGGGCTATCCACCACGTTGAACAGGTTGAAGAAGCCTATGAGTGGTATAAGCCGCTCTTCGAACAAGCCATAAGGATAGAGGGGACCAAAAAATCTCAGTCAAAGCACGCCGCAGGCGTTGTAATTGCCGATAGACCAATAGCTGAATTAACTCCGCTTGCATATGACCCAACTAGCAAAGACCGGGTGGTTGGGCTGGAAATGTCGGGTGCAGAAGCGATGGGAGCAGTTAAGTTTGATTTCCTGGGAGTTACAGCATTAGACAAATTATGGTATGCGCAAGATTTGGTCAATAGCCGTGCAGCAAGCAGCAATCTAGCTGGAGTTAGCTGTGAGTAATTTTATTGATCTAGCTGGGCAAAAATTTCATAAGCTTACCGTCATCGAGTATGCTGGGAAAGACAAATGGAATCAATCAAGGTGGCTATGTCAATGCAGTTGTGGTAAAACAAAAATTATCTTGGGATATTGCCTAACCAGAGGAACTACATGTAGTTGTGGATGTCTAAGAAAAGAAGCGGCGAAAAAAAATAATATAACCCACGGCTATAGGAAAACCAGATTATATAGGATATGGAGAGGTATGATAAATAGATGTGCTAATCCCAATGATCGTGGATACTACAACTATGGTGGTCGAGGTATTTCTGTATGTAGCAGATGGCTCAAATTCGAAAATTTTTTGCAAGATATGGGAGAGCCGCCGTCCTCCAAACATTCAATAGATAGAATAGATAATAATGACGGATATCGTCCAGCAAATTGTAGGTGGGCAACCCATAAGGAAAATAGCAGAAATAAGAGATATCATCGTTATATAACCCATTGCAACAAAACCAAACTTTTAATAGAATGGGCGGAAGAAATATCTATCCCGTATTCGACACTCTGGAAGAGAGTTTGCAAATATGGATGGAGTATAGAAGATGCATTGACCACACCGGTGCGAGGAGGTAGAGCAAATGCATGAAGTTGACCATGCCATCCACGTAAAAACAATTTTCTGTGATATAGACGGATGTTTGGTTGAACACCATCCACCTACTGAAGTAACCCAAAAACCAACCAATGTACTGGATGGTACTGTCCCCAAAATCCTGGAATGGATTTCAAGGGGATACACGATTATTCTAACAACCGGGCGACCAGAAAGTCTTAGGGAATTCACGGAACAACAATTATCCGTGGAAGGAATAGTATATCACAAGCTGATCATGGACCTGCCAAGGGGACAAAGAGTTGTTATCAATGACTATAAAGTCGGCAGAACTATGCAGCCAGCGACTGGTATCTGTATCAAAAGAAATGAGGGGCTTAACGATGTTGACATCTAATCTGGCCTGTGGTCCGATGAGCGAAGAAGCCATAGAAGCTGTATTTCGTCACTCCCACAAGTACGGTATTCAACTAATGCTTATATGCTCTCGCAACCAGATAGATATTTGTACCGGCTATGTTTTCACAACACAACAATACATGGAATATGTCCAACAAATGCGACGTAAATATCCGAAGGCAGATGTTGTCATATGTAGGGATCACTGTGGACCAGGATTTGGAGAAGCAGCCGCAGTGGACGAAATCGGCTTAGATGGAGTTAAATCAACCATCAAATGTGATATAGAAAACGAATTTGATTTAATCCACATAGATGTATGTCGTGCTATCACCGGCCAACATCGGTCTATTAAGGCCCAGTGGCTACCAATGTCCCACGAGAATAAGGTCGAAAAAACTTTAGAATTGATCCTATATGCCAAGAATCTCAGGCCCGATATAATGTTCGAAATTGGCACAGACGAGAACGATGGTGTTGCAGAATCTGATGTTGACAAGATCAGGTCGGATGTTATGGCTTGCCAGCGAGTTGTCCATCCTGAGTTTTACGTTGTGAGGACTGGGAGTCTGGTCCTGGAACATTATAATGCTGGGGAGTTTGAAGAAGATAACGTACGAGCCATGCACGAGGTATTGCGTGGGCTTGGTGTCAAACTGAAAGAACATAATGCCGATTATCTTACGTCGGAACAACTATTAGCAAGACGAGGAATAGTAGATGCGGTTAATATCGCTCCCCAACTGGGAGTTGTCCAAACTAGCTGCATTCTGAATAAGGCCCTTATATACGGCGTTGATATTCAGCCTTTCATGAGAACTGTTAGTACGGGTAGCAAATGGGTGAAGTGGATTGATCATTCTAAAAGCGGACAATTATCCCTGTATGCCTTAGTTTCTGGACACTATCACATCAGAAGTCGAGAATACCAGGAATTGATGGATAAGCTTGCCGCCAAGACTAGTATCCGGGAAAACATTATCGACGAGATAACGCGGGTGATAGAACATTACCTTTTTTCTTTGGAGTAAAGTCATGGAAGTGATAGAAAAGCCGTGGGGCAAAGAGGAAATTCTGACAATCCAGGATAATTACGTGGTTAAGAGACTCACTATGCTGTCTGGCAAGCGGTGTAGTTTGCAATACCACGAGAAGAAAACGGAAACCATCTATGTCGTTAGCGGCATACTACTGATACATATGCCAGGAGGTGTAGAAGAAATGCATCCGGGAGATTCAATCACTATCCTTCCTGGGATACAACACCGGATGGAGGTAGAAGATATGGACGGTTTTAGCGAAGCGGTTTATCTGGAATGTTCTACAACCGAACTGGATGATGTGGTTCGTATCGAGGATGATTATGGCCGAGAATAGTAAATACAAAGTACTTATACCCACTGCTGGTATGGGATCGAGACTTGGTGATCATTGTGATCATGTCAATAAGACACTGGTCCCAGTAGCCAATAGACCAATCTTGTCATACATCATAGAGAAATTCCCACCAGATGTTGAAATCATCATCGATCTTGGACATAAGGGCGAACTTGTCAAAGAGTTCCTAACGCTGGCATATCCAGAAAGAGACTTTACATTTGTTTGGGCACAACGGAGGGGACTCACTGCCGACCTCTATGATTACAAAGACATGCTTCAATGTCCATTTATCTTCTTCACCAACGATGCCATAGTCACAGAAGATGTTCCAATACCAGACCATGACTGGGTCGGATATGCAGATGTCCATGCCGGTCAGGACTATCGATCCGTAGTCTTGGATTCGTGGGATAAGGCCGTAGTCAAGGATATCGGAGAAAAAGGAGTTCACATAGAAGCCCAATCATATATAGGTATATGTGGTATCAATGACTATGAAACGTTCTGGTCTGCTATGGAAATCGCAGTAAGACAGGGGACGACCAACCAGGGAGAAGCATTTGCTCTGGCTTATATGGTTAGAAATCAACCAGTAATGGGTCGCAAATTCACCTGGTATGACACAGGAACTACAGAATCACTATCGTATGCGAACAAGGCGTTTACCAAAGATGATGATCCCAACATCCTACCTAAACCGACAGAGCATATCTGGTTCTGTAACGGACGAGTTATCAAGTTTTCTATTGATCAAGACTTTATCCGACAAAGAGTAATGAGAGCACAATCACTGGCTGGCTATGTCCCGAAAATTGATGGTAGCACAACTAACATGTATTCATACAAGATGGTCGAGGGGAAGGTCTTATCTGAGACTATTACTGTATCTCGCTTCAAAGATTTCTTGAAGTGGGTTGAGAACCTATGGGGACCGAAACAAGAACTAACTGCAAAAATCAGAACGGCATACCGTCAGTTCTATGAGGCAAAGACCTCCTCTAGGGTCGAAGAATATTTCAGTAGATTCGGTTATCAAGATGTAGCCCAGTGTATTAATGGAACTAATGTGCCCACAATGGCCGAACTCTTAAGTCGGGTAGATTGGGAATGGATATCAGATGGGATGCCAGTAGTCTTTCATGGCGACATGCATTTCGAAAATGCTTTAGATACCGGCAATAATTTCTGTGGCCTTGACTGGAGACAAAACTTTGGAAGTCTCAGTGGTGGCGGGGATGCCTACTACGATTTGGCGAAGATATGGCATGGGCTAATAGTTTCACATGGGCTGATTAGGCGTGGGTTGTATAGCGTTGATATTCGTGGTAATAACGTATCATTCGAATTGCTGAGAAGGCAAGTTCTCGTAGATTGTGAGCGATATTTGCGATCGTACCTGATAGACGGCGGATACGATTGTCTTAAGACTGAGGTGATAACTGCCTTGATCTATCTGAATATCGCGGCATTGCACCATCAGCCATATGCAGAGATGTTGTTTCACCTTGGAAAGTTGATGTTATACAACTTACTGGGAGGCAGCGATGGCACTTAGAAGGCCAGCTAGACTAAAAATGTTTACACATCCGCGCAGTGGTACTCATTGGGTTCTTAGAACTATTTTCGAGAATTTTAATACCCCGTACCGAGAATACATGCATATGTTCGGGGGCCACAAGTTCGGTACGGAATTTAAGGAACAGTTCCCTGTTGCGAGAATTTTGCATTGTAGCAGAGATATCCAATCAGTATTAACCTCAGTATTCAGAATGAGGGAACGCAATGGCATCAGGATGAACAGTTTCTCCGACTTTATTAGAACTCCGTATCGTAAGATGCCACGTCTTGTTGGCAAATGCAGGATTTTGTTTGACAACAATATGACTACCCAGCCACGCAGAAGCTGGATACAAGATCAAATAGTTACTCCACCGGAGCTATGGCTTGCCACAAATACATTTTGGACCATATATGCTGATCTCACCATAACATATGAACAGATGCAGGCAGATCAAGAAGCGGTTATGAGACAGATAGACTTACTGACGGGGTGGGAGAGAAAGGGACAGATTTGTCTTGATAAACCGGTCGGATGGCGTCCACCAAATAACAAGCCTTTCCCAATCTCAGAAGAAGATCAGTCATTTTTGCAAAAGTTTAGCGCGGTACTGGCCAGCCACAGAAAGGAACTGAAGGATGGCAAAGTCTAGCTTGCAATACGGTTTGACGCTAATAAACAATAATCACAAGCACGTCCTGGAATTCGGAGTGTGCAGGGGCGACACGATCAAGGTGATAAGGAAAGCCCTTGATGTGGCTTTTGAGGTCTTTGGCTTTGATTCATTTGTTGGGCTGCCAGAGCCATGGGTGGATAAGGACGGGACTACTGTAGTACCAAAGGGACACTTTTCTACTCAGGGCAACATTCCAAAGGTGGATGGGGTAAAATTCTTTGTCGGATGGTTCAAGGATACTCTTCCAGAATATTTGGCAATAGCTCAACCAATTGCCCTACTGCACATAGATTCCGACATCTATAGTTCTGCCAAGGAAGTGTTGTGGGCACTGAACAGCTATATTATGGAAGGGACGATAATCGTTTTTGATGAATGGTTCTACCGTCATGATCCAAATTTCAGCGATCACGAACAAAAGGCGTTCCAGGAGTGGGTTAAGGAATTCGGTCGCAAATATGAATTTATACCCTTTACCGATAATACCCCGGCTGGTGAAGAAAGAAAAATCGTCCGAGTATTAGAGTAGGAGGATGTTATGAGAGTCGCATTGTGTCTTACAGGAATGGCTCAGCATCCTGGTAAAAAGGTTGTTGGTGGCCAGATGTGGAATGGGGCCAACGGCAAGCGAACGCCGGTCGAATGGCAGAGGGGGCTAGAACACTATAGGAAACACTTGTTTGCCCATAATGATATTGACGTTTTTATCCATACTCCGAGTGTTGATGTTAAGGATGAGTTAACGCAGGCGTACCAGCCCAAAGCAGCCATATTCGAACCTGATCCGAAGTTCAACATCCATGGGGCAAAGGTCGATGCCAACTATCCAGATGGTGTAACTTCCAAAACCCAGATAACAGTAGCTAGATGGTGGAGTATACAGAAGTGTATGCAACTCAAAAGACAATACGAAGAAAAACACGGCTTCAAATATGACATGGTGATGATCGGTCGGTTTGATGTTGCGTGGATGGTCGATGTACATTTCGATCAATTTGATCCGAACCACTTTTATGCTTCGAACTGGTGCGTAATGAAAAAACCAGACGGCCAAGGTATCAGGCACGAAGACTGGTTTTTGCACGGGTGGGACAAGAGAGACAATAAGGACCTTAAACATATCCATACTGGACATCCACATACACCTCACTACCCCGCATTGGCAGACTATTGGTTTTTCGGTGGCTCGGAAATCATGGACAAGTTTGGCGACCTGTATAATAACGTCGAAAGGTTCCTCAAAGAGGGGGTGCCATCTAATCACGAGTTTGCCTTCAAGCAATTAAAGGTGACAGGACTTCTGCCAAAACTTAAGTTTGCTTTTCATATACATGACGATGTTTTTTTGGCTAGATTCGTTTATTGTGACTGGAGGAAATCATGAGTAGAATATTCCTTGACGTAGGGGCGCATCATGGTCAGACCATAGAGCTACTATTACAAAGACGGTTTAAAATGGATCATATCATCGGCTTTGAACCATCACCACTATGTCATCCGATCCTCGACAATAAGTTCGGATCAAATGAAAAGGTTACTGTATTAGAATTCGGACTGTGGTCAAAGACATGCGAGATGATATTATTCAACGAAGGATCACAGGGAGGAACTGTTCACCCTGACTATCAAACGACTTGCAACCCAGAGGAACGAGAAACCAAATGCCAGTTTGTCAAGGCGTCTGATTGGTTCAGGGATAATGTTTCAGAAGACGACGAAGTATTCCTTAAGCTAAATTGCGAGGGGTCTGAGTGCGAGATAATTATCGATCTTATCGAATCTGGTGAGTATGATAAGGTCAAAGCTACTCTTATAGATTTCGACGTTAGAAAGAGTCCGTCCCAGAAGCACAAAGAGCAGCAGCTAAGGCAAATACTGGAAGAAAGAGGGATCACAAATGTTCATGTGTACATGGGCGATAGCAGACATATGATATTGCCATCGGTATTGAGATGAAATGGAG